GCTCAATCTAATCAGGCTATTGCGGATAAGTATACGGCTATGAGTAAATATACTTCCGAGCTTTCCTCTAAGACTTCTAAGGATATTGCTGGTCTGCAAGCTCAGACCCAGCTTAATACTGCTAACATCCAGGCTATGGCTCAGAAGTACACCGCGGATGCTCATTTGGCTGGTACCAAGTATGCTTCTGATCAGTCCGCTGCTGCTCAGAAGGTGGCTGCTTCTATTCATGCCGCTGCGCAAAAGTACGGTTATGATATCCAGTCTATGACGCAAAAGGAGATTGCCGCCTTTAATGCTGATGTTAATCGTGAGCTTCAGCAAGCCGGCTTTGATCAGCAGTTTGATATTAAGTCTGCTTACCCAGAAAATTTTTGGGAAGCTGCTGGCGCTCTTGGTGATTTGTTTACTGGTAGTCAGTCTGATCGCGGCCTTTCTGGTTGGCTCGGTAATGTTGCTGATTTTTTCAGCGGTGGTAGTAGCTCTGCAAAGGGTAACGTTCGCGGCGGTACTGGTCGCCATTAAGCTAACGACTGAGGCTGTCAGGTGGAGGGTGTGGGAACCAATACTATCTTGATATATTGGTTCCCACTGACACCTCCCTGGCCCCGAGTCCGGAAAAGCTTGCGGCTCTAAGAGTGTAGCGATTGGAGTGATTGTTTGTCATGTTTTCACCCTCTTAAGGGTTTTCAAGTCGGTTTTACCAAGAATGGCAAGGCCGAAATGAAGATAGTTCCCTATGGTGTTCATCACTTGGAGTTGCGAAAAGGTCGCATTTGTACGTCAGATGTTCCCGAGATTTCCGCTTACGCTGAAAAGACCTGGCTTGACTGGGTTGAGATTCCCTGCGGCAAGTGTGAAGGCTGCCGCATAGCCCGCTCTCGTGAATGGGCTAACCGCTGTATGATGGAACTCGAGTATCACGATTCCGCTTACTTCCTGACTTTGACCTACGATGATGAGCATGTCCCTCGTCACTGGTATGCTGATCCGGAGACCGGAGAGGCGATGCAGTCTCTTAGCCTCGAGAAGCGTCACATGCAGCTTTTCTGGAAGCGTCTTCGGAAAGCCTTCCCGGATGACCATATTCGGTATTTTATGTGCGGTGAGTATGGCTCCACCACCTTCCGGCCTCATTACCATGCAATAGTTTTTGGACTTCACTTGCATGACTTGATGCCTGTGCAGGATATCCGACGTGGTGATGTCGGATATCAGTATTTTTACTCGGAGGCTTTACAAAAAGCCTGGTCTGTGGTAGAACAGAAAGGGGAGTATGACACCCCTTGCATCCGGAAGCCTATCGGCTATGTCCTGGTTGGTCAGGTTAACTGGGAAACCTGTGCTTACGTTGCCCGGTACGTGATGAAAAAGGCTTGTGGCCCAGAAGCTGATGTCTACCAGACGTTTAACATCCAGCCCGAGTATGTCGACATGTCCCGCCGCCCTGGTATTGGCCGCCAATGGTACGAAGACCATCCCGAGTGTATGGAGTATGACACAATCTCTATTTCTACTCCTGATGGCGGTCGCAAGATTCGTCCCCCTAAGTATTTTGACAAGTTGTTTGATTTAGAGCAGCCTGATGTCATGGCCGAGATTAAGGCTAGGCGCAAGCACTTTGCTGAGGAAGGTAAAAAGGCTAAGTTGGCTCAGTCTACTATGACTTATGAGGAAATCCTTGAGACCCAGGAGCGCGTCCTCCATAACCGTATAAAAAATTTGAGGCGTGATTTATGAAAGACGTTATTTTCTTTTCTAATTCGGATTCGCTCCGTAGTTATGTTCGTGAGCATAATACTCTTGTTTGGAATGGTTGTTGGGGTCTTGGTTTTCTGGAGTTCATTGATTCACATGATTTGCATGTTGTTTTTTCCAGCCGTGCTGCTTATGAAAATTGGGATAAAGCAGGTCGTCCTTGTCAGCTTTCGTTATTTTGAGGAGGTGAGATTATGGCCAAGCGCATGCGCCGATCCCAGGATAGGCAGGTATTTCGCCATACCGCTGTCAATTCGAAGCGAATCAACGTGAATCCTAAAATTTATCGTGGAGGTATCAGGATGTGAATGATAAGCGTGCTACCGTCAGTGTCCGGCTAAATCTCGATGCTGATTGCTACGAGCTGGCCGCTAAAGTTTGGCGCTCTCTCGATATGGAGCTCGACCTTTATGAGTTTCTTGAATTGGAGCTTCAAATCCGTTTGATTGAACTTTCTGCTTTTTTGGAGGATGATAAAAAATGATGCTTAACGTTTACGCTATCCGTGACCTGCGTTCTGGCTTCTTCGGTCTCAACACTGAGCAGAACGACTATATCGCTGCCCGTAATTTCGCTAACGCCATTATGGAATCTAAAGGCGTTCTCTTTACTCACGCTTCCGATTTCCAGCTTTTCCGGATTGGTGAGTTCGATTCTGACAACGGCGTTCTCAAGCCGGCTCAGCTCCACGAGCTCATTTCCGATGGCGCGGAGGTTCTCCGTTCTATGCGTAAGGAGGATTCCGATGTTTGAGACTTGGCACCGCGAACAGCAGCATTTTTGTTCTCAAGCCGGCTCGGGTGAAAAGATTCTTTACTCTCCCGAGTTCGACCGCTTCGGCGTTATGACCCTCAAGGAGAGTGGTAAAGAGGACCTCTACGCCTTCATCCAGTCTCACAAGGATTCCGTCGATCTCCATAAAATCATGGACAGGTTTAACTCTGGTGATACTGCCGCCCTGCAAAAGGTGCAAGGAATGTTTGGTGATTTCTCTCAGATGCCCCAGACCTATGCCGGGCTGCTCAATCACATGATAGAGGCCGAGCAGACATTCATGAGCTTACCCCTTGAGACCCGAGAGAAGTTCGGCCAATCTTTCCACGCCTGGCTCGCTCAGGCAGGCTCTGAGAGCTGGTTGGAGGCTATGGGTATGGTTACACCACCCGCCACCGGAAAACCTGCTGGTGGGCCTCCTACGGCCTCCCAGGGCCATTCCAGTGAAGGAGGTGATGCATCTACCCCCGCCCCAGCCTCACCCGCTGGTTAAATTTCATATTCCTGACATTGGCTGAATCTGATTAAAGCAGCCTACACGGCCGCCCTGGCCGTGTGAACAACAGAGAGCGAGGGGCCCCATGGGCCCCTCCTTTTGAACAACCGTTACAGACTGGAGGTATTAACTTGTCTCGCAATGAAAATACAAGATTTGCTCTTAATCCTACTAACCTTGATATTGCTCGTAGCACTTTTCGGCGTGACCATAGTGTTAAACTCAGTTTTAACGTCGGAGACGTTATCCCCTTCTATGTTGATGAGGTTCTTCCCGGTGACACTTTTCAGGTAAAGACTTCTATGGTTGTCCGCTTGCAAACTCTGCTCACTCCCATGATGGATAATCTCTACTTGGACACCTATTTTTATTTCGTGCCCAACCGTATCGTATGGCAGCATTGGCGTGAGCTCATGGGCGAGAATACACAGTCTGCCTGGATTCCCACGGTTGAGTATTCTGTTCCCCAGGTGTCTGCCCCTGCTGGCGGCTGGTCTATTGGTTCGATTGCCGATTACATGGGCGTTCCTACTGGTGTTCCTCGTTTATTTGTTAACGCGTTGCCTTTCCGTGCCTATGCGCTCATTATGAATGAGTGGTTTCGTGATGAGAATCTTTCTGACCCTCTCAATATCCCCGTGGATGACGCTACCCTTGGAGGTTCCAACGGTACCAACTATATCACTGATGTTGTCAAAGGCGGCATGCCCTTCAAGGCCGCCAAGTTCCACGACTACTTCACTTCCGCGCTGCCTGCTCCGCAGAAAGGCCCTGATGTGACCATCCCTGTGTCTGGTGGTTCGAATTATCCCGTTCAAACTTTGTCGAAAGAAATTCCGGGTTCGCCTACTGCCCCCCTCCGTGTTAAGACTTTTGATGAAATGCCCTATAATGTCATTGGTATCAACAAGAGTACCGCTCCCCAGCCCGGTTCCGTTTGGGCTACTCAAAATACTACTACTGGTAATGCTGATTTTTTTATCCCCACCAATCTTTGGGCCATCAATGATGGCTCCGTTTCCGCGGCCACTATTAACCAGCTTCGTATGGCTTTTCAGGTTCAGAAGCTTTATGAGAAGGATGCAAGAGGAGGTACGCGTTACATTGAAATTCTTAAGTCTCACTTCGGTGTTACCAGTCCTGACGCTCGTCTTCAGCGCCCTGAGTATCTTGGCGGTAATCGTATCCCTGTTAATATCAATCAAGTGGTACAGAGCTCTGCAACTCAGGCCGATGGAACTCCTCTTGGTGATACTGCTGCTTTCTCTGTCACAACTGATGTGCATGGCGATTTTATCAAGTCTTTTGTTGAGCATGGCTTTGTGATTGGTGTTATGGTTGCTCGTTATGACCATACCTATCAGCAGGGCCTTGAGCGTTTCTGGTCTCGTAAGGACCGTCTGGACTACTATTTCAGATCGGAAGAGCGTCGTGTAGGGAAAGAGTGTAGATCTCGGTGGTCGCCGTATCATTAAAAAAAAAAAAA